CGCCTCTAAATCATTCACAAAGTCATTATCAGGCTTAAACTTTTTCCAAAGCAACGAACCAATACCCAACGCCACTATTGCGGCTATTCCACCGCCTAAAGCAATCATAGCCCCTCTTGCTAAAATTGCTCTTGCGGCCATACCTTCGGCGGATTTACCCACAGCCCACATAGATGCGCTCGCACCCGCATTAACAATTGTTCCACCTATTAGAGAAGCGTTCATTAAATCTTGATTATGTGTGAACATAGCAGTCATACCAAGTAAACCGTTCATAGAAGTCATCATACTATTTACCGAAGTTTTCGCGGCTTCGGCGGTTCCGAACATTTGGTTTTGAACATACTCTTGAGTTTCAGCAAAATATAGGAATCCCGCAGTTAGAAGGTTTGCTTCATCACCTAATGATTCCATGTGGTGTTCCAAAGTATTTAGGGTTAGTGCAGTTGCTCGGTTTCTCTGTCCTAATTGGTCATTAGCATTTATTAGACCTTCAATACCTACTCTTTCTTCTCCTAAGGCTTGAATGTTTGCTTTTCTCATGGTTATTTCGGTCTGAGTATTCATCATTTCTTCTTCGGATAAATCATCAAGTTCTATTCTCCTTCTTGCCTCTCCTAACAACAGTTGCTCAGTTAGCATCCTCTCGTTGTTTCCTTGTTGTCTTATTGCTAAGTGGTTTAATTCTTCGTCACTTAACTCAGTAAACAAAACAACATGGTTTGCTAAGTAATCTGCTTCTCTTTGAATGTGGCCTAGGAACTGCCTTTGCTCCTTTTGTTGATTTGCTCTAAAACCAGCCCCAAGAGTATAGTAGTCAAGTTGCCCCTTCATTACTTGTTCTTGGATTGTGCGAATCCGCATTAGTGCTTGTGCTTCCCCATCTTTCATAATCAACATTTCATTATGTTCGGCTATTTTCTCTAATCTATACTCTTTATCCTTCATCAACTCATTGCTTCTAAGTTGTTTCTTGTAATTGTCTATTTGGCCCATTGCTACGACTTCTTCGTGAATCCTAAGGATAGCCCTTTCATGGCTTGCTTTAGAACTGGCCGCATTTGCTTTCTGTATGTTAATTCGTTGGATGGTTTGGTTCATCCTACCGAACTCTGCGGCTTGAATATCTTTGATTGCTAAAATCTCTTCGTGAGCGAACTTCTTTCTTAGAGCGGCATCTTGTTCTCTCATAAACAACCTTCTTTGGAAGGCTTCTGTGTGCATATTTTCCATTTGGTTAGTTTGTTTGAGGATAACTTGGAGTGTTTTCATAGATACAAAGATATTTCCTATTCCCATAAGGAAGTTAATTGGAACTTCCATTTGTTGCATTGTTTCAGCAAGAAACATCAAATTACCAATAAAGGTGTTCATTCTTTTCCCAACGCCAATACCCATGAACTTAGTTTGTTCATCGGTTATCTTCTCAAGACCCTGTAGGAAATAGTATTGCGGCCCCATTGCCCTAATGTAAGCATCAACAAGATTCTCTCCCACTTCTACTCTTAGGTTCTCAATAGCGGCATTTGCCTTATCAATTTTGAAAACATCTGATGCTTGCCTGTTAGCGAACTCGTCTGCCGCAGTATAGGCTCCCGAATAGGCCATTTCATTTAGAGTTAGCAACCGTTCTTGGTTTTCCAACAACTTTTGTAATTTAACATAGTGTCTGTTTCCGGCTACTGCTTGTGTTAATCTAATCTTTTCAAGGTCTGATAAGTCTTTGTAGTAAGGAGTAAGTTCTGTGATAATATCAGTTAGGCTCATCATTGCTATTTCTTGTGCTTCTAAATGCGGTATAACCTCGGCTAACGCTATTGAGGCATCTCCACCGTCTACTGCTAATCGGGAGAATATCATACGCAGACCAGTTCCCGCTCTGCTTGTTTCTTCTCCAGCCTCAAGTAGCATAGCGGCTAATGCGGCCATACTTCCCATTGTTTCTCCAGCAAGATTAGCCTGAGATGCGAATTGGTTGAGAACGAAAGTCATGTCTTGCATTGTAGCAACGCTTGAGTTCTCAATAGTGTTTAGTTGGTCAAGAACCCTTATTGTGTTCCCACGAATAATGTTTGCTTGTTCTTCGGCATCTAATAGGTCATACTGTGCCTTAGTCATCCCGCCCATGTGGAATTGTGTTTGTTGCATTAGGCTTGTTAGTTTCTTCATTCCTTCTTGGGTTTCCATGTTTCCTATTTCAGCAAAGAGAAGACCCATTTCTGTTCCTGTAATAACTGCTTCTTTACTACCCAAAACAGACTTCATTTGAGCCATATTAGCGGCGGCTCTGAGTGCTTCTGCACCGCTAAAAGCAAAGGTTTCTCCAAGTCTTTTTGATTCATCGGCAAAGAACTGCACATCTTCTGCTCCACCTTGATAGAACTTTCTAACTTGAATCATTTGCTCTTCAAAAGCATAGAAAGAATCAATTTGTTCTTGGATTAAGTCGCTAACTCCTTCTACTGCGAACTGGACTGCTTCTACAACACCCCCTGCGGCATCGAGTAAGATTGCTTGCATGACCGTTGAAGTGGATTCAACATCTTTGAGTAGCCTTTGAGCCTGAAAAGAACCCACTACCTCGAAGAATACTCTTGCCGAGCCTGTTCGTGAAGCCATACTTAATCATTCTCCATATTACCAAACGCCTCATTTAACGCTTCCCCTAAGCCCTTACCATCTATCGTGGCCGCTCTGCGTTGATTTCGCCTATGAACGGCCTTTGTAGCCTTCCTTGAAGCGGCGGCAGGGGAATCTTGGTCGGTTTGTTCTGCGATTCTTTCGGAGATTTCAGATGCTACCGCCAAATCTATTTCCATCATGTGTCTGCCCCCCTCTTGTGAGTATTTCATCCTTAATTCGCTCGGCAAAACGCCTTTGAATGAAGAACATAACGCAGGGGCTACCATCAGGAACTCGACAAAGGGATACCGCCCCCTTCATCGTCGCCCCTAACAAATCTAAGGATTTCTTGTAGTTCTGAGGAAGTTAAATCATTAACATCGACATTTTCCGAGAGAATACATAGTGGAACCCAATTCGCTATTTGAGCGGCGGGGCCGCAGTCTGCTTCATCTAAAGCCTCTGCGAATTGCATTTGTTGGTCTTCTGACCAGTCTAGGGGGTTAGCCCCAAACTCACGCATTGAGCGAAACACTCTTGCTTGCTTCGCATCTAACGCTAATCGTTCAAGCCCTGATACTTGGCGCACCAAGACCTTGCTTCCATCATCTAGTTCTATTTCTTTTTTCAATACAGGCATATCTTCTCACTCTTTACTATTCTAATCTATTCTCTAACTAATCTCATGTTTCGTAGGTAATATACGCAATGTAATTATTACCTGCGGCCTTTTTGACGATGGTAATATCGTGAATAATATCACCATTTGAAAGTGTCCTAAGGAAGGTTTGCACACTTGCCCCTAAGCCAGTATGCGAGCCAATAATGGTATTGACTGTTAAGTTGCTTGCGGCAGTTATGGCTCCCATCTAATCACCTTCACGCATCCAAATCTACTTTTGCTCCACCTGTGAAGGCCGTAGATGCAGATGAGAAGGTAATCTTAGCCATCTCTGTTTCCGTTTCGTCATACAATCCCATGAAGTTGACCGACATTGTTTGACTATCTCTACCGCTTACACTTGTCTGTGGGGCCTCATAATGAACCTTATGAACATCTAAACGAATGTGGTTGCTTGCATCTACATAGAAGAGCATTGAAATGGCTGGCGCGGCCGCGCTTCCATTTACCAAATCTCCAGTTAGTAGATTAACGAAATCAGGTTCGTTAGCCGCTATATCTCCGCTTAGAACATTCTTATGGAAAGTAATTGTTCCTGAAATCTCTCTCAGACCCAAGGGTGGATTGCGTGTGCAGGTAGAATCTCCCAAATTATATGAATTATCAATATCTCTGTTTGTCTTAATATCAACAGAAATACTTTGAACCAACTTGGAATAAGCGGAAGTAGATGCGGCTCCCTCGAAATTAACAAAAGCACCTACGAAGTGTGCCGCATCTCCGGTATAATCATAAGTAGGACTTGCTAAAGTGCCGGGGGCTACTGCCGCTCCGGTTGCTAGACTAAAGTTGCTTCGCATACCAGTTGTGTTAAAGGAAATCATAGCGTATTCGCCAACGGATGCGCTAATCGAACAACTCTCAATAGCCTGACCACCATACATGAACTCCTTTTCATCTCTACCAACCCTAAAGGTGAAAGAGTTAAGCATACCTGTGCTTATTTCTGTAAGAGTATCATTAGTTCCGGGAGTTCCGCCGGGGGTGTGTGTGCCGAAAAGACCGTGTAGACACATCATCGTGAATCTATCAGGTTGTAGCGGCATTGAAAAGGACCCATCACCATAATGTTTTGAATCAATTGCCTTTTGCGTTCCATATCTGTTCATATCTGAGCGTTGTAGAACATCAAAAGACTCTTGGAATCCTTCATCATCAACTTCACCGTATGCGGTTGCGCTGACGGGGGTTCCATAGGTCGCTTCCTTCCCAACTGCTACATATCTATTTGCGAATGTCGTCATGTATCGTCGCCTCTAAACCAATACACTTAGCCTGTGATATTTAACTGTTATCATATCTCTCTACGAGTCATGTTTACTCTTTTCATGTATGATAAATTAAGTTGGTGGATACAAACCACCTCATCTTCATCCATTTTTGAATCAAATGTGAGATTATACCCAATTAAGGAATCAATACTGCCCTCTAAACCAGTCTTAGTATACAATTCATCAAAACATTCTCCTAAGATAGAAAGACCTAATCTATATGCGTTTTTGTAATCTGTTCCTCTTGTAGTCACATACAAATCAATAGTATAATCTTGTTCTGTGTTTGCTCCAGCCAAAGTATTGAATTGGGGGGATGCAGAAGTAGTAATAACTACATGAATAGTGGGCGGCGTAAGCCTACTTACCATACCACTAGATAAATCATAGCCATAAATGATAGAGGAAGGGGTCACATGGTTCTTAATGAAGAATCTCTTAGAGTTCTTGAGAACTTCTACTACAGATAACCCAGTTCTAATGAAAGATGTAGTCACAAAATCGCTAATATCCATTTCATCGGGCGAATATGCGCCATGTGTAGTGCAATAAACAAGTTCCCAATCTAAAGTTCCTGTAGTGTTGCCCCAATAAACACCATTACTACTAGATGAAGAGCCTGTGACGCTCAAATAGTGCGTATTTGCATCATCATCCTCTATAATGTCGTCAAAATACAGTTTAGCATTACCGCTAGAGTCTAAGGTAAGCCTAAGCAAAACAGGAACAGACCAATCTTCGCTTGCATCTAAATCCAAATCTGATTTGGTAGCAGTAGTAGCACCAACTAATTTAATTTGCTCGTTGCTACTTGCTATTTGCACTTCTGCTCTATGGGTTCCATTATCAATAGCCATAACGACTTCATCAGCATCCGGTTTAGCAACATAGACAAAACTAGCAACGAGAGTGTTGCTACTTTCGGCACTTACCTTCCATGTTTGGCCTCCCGAACCACTCACTATTCTCCAATTATTATCATTTGCTGAACCATCTCCAGCATCTCCAGCAGTTCGAGTCCAATCTATATTGTTTGCCCCGTTAGCACTACTTGGGTCTGATAAATTAGTTCTACTGGTCCAATAATGAGTTCTATCTGATATAGCCATTCTACACACTTCCACTTCTAAATCCTAATGCGCTTCCCAAGAACTCAAGTCGTCTTGGTATCCACTTTTCTCTGAAATCTTGCCTAATCATATTTTCCATAAAGGCAGTATAATCATATCTTTTTCTACCTGTAAATCCGGGGTGTTTGCCCTTTAACGACATTGGTAATGAACTCATTACGCTATATGGGTTTACACCGGCCGCCTTCTTTAGGTTTCCGTATCTAACAGATGACCTTACAGTAGGTGGTAGGCTGGTTAATCTACCCTTTTTCCTATAGGTGAATGGACTCATACCACGCTTTACTATTTGAGCAATGGTTTTCTTTGTATTTTCGGGTTGCCTTTGGCCCTTAACACCGTAAGGAATAGGGAAGGA